GGCTGAGCGCAAGGCACGGAAGTCAGCCAACACGGTAGACCACAATGCTTTGCCTTCGAGACCGTCATACTTCGTTAACACTTTGCCTGCATCCCACCACGCATCATTCATCTCAACACCGATAGTGCGCTTGCGTCGAGGCTGAGCAGACTGACGTGGCGATCTTGGTGTTGGGTTCCGTGCAGGTTCGTATTGGAAGTCGGTGTCAATCAACTTGCCTGATTGTTCGTGGAACTCAAACGGTTGATCTGGTGCATGTTGTGGAAGATAAAAGATACGCGCAGCATCTTTCGTTGCAGGGTCGCCCTGCAAGTTGAGTCGTTCATGCAACTCAGCCCACACGACACGCCACAGCCCTGCCGGTACACGCTCAGCCAACGGCAAAATTAAGTGGTAGTGAGGATCGTCCAGTCGATGCGAATACGTCGAATAGGCAAGATATTCAAACCCGTCAAGGTTGGCATTCGCAAACGATTCGCCGTCCATGTCAACAACCAACGCTTCAATGAACCTGATCGCAGTATTACCGCGAGTCCTACCTGGGTAATACTCAACAGGTGACCACAACGCACCATCAGACTTGTGCGCATTCTCCTCATGGTGCATCAAGCGTTCCTTGAGGTCAACCCAATTCGAGGCGAACGGCTTCGGCTGAACAGACTTGACCGAATCAAAATAGACAACCATGAACGCCTCCCTAACTACAGGGTAGCGAACCCACAGCCAAAGTCAACGATCTTTCAGTTTGTCCAGAACCTTGTCAATCGCATCCAAATAAACCTTGGCAATGTTCTCCTTGTTCTTGCGCACAGTAGGCCAGAAGAAATATCCTGTCTTGCCTCGATGCCGAAGGAACTGCGTCGTCCTGCCCCCACCCTTACGAGGCATCTCAGTACCAGCGCGAGACTTAGCCCCAGCCACCGTCCTGTTCGATGAGCCAAACTTGCCACCACCAAACTCGGCACCAAAGAACACATCGCCCCTAGTCACCTTGGTCTTGCGACTACGGTTCGGCTTCGACTTGGATACGAACCCAGACTTCTCCTGCAACTTGATTGTAGGGATACGGTCACGCTGCGCCCTCAGCCCCTTCATCACTTCCAACGCCTGACGATTCCTAGTCACCGATGCAGCCTCAAAGGTTGCTGCAACAACAAGAAGCTCTGCTACGCCTTGACTCGCAATACGTGCTTCCTTGTTGAAGTCAGGATATGTCTTGGCTAGATCACGAAGGAAGTCTGCGATTCCTTCAATTTGCACCGGCGCATTCATCGCATCCGATGCACTGTATGTACCTGCTCGACCTGCCATGATCCGATACTACTTGCCTAGATGAATGGCTCTCCATCGAAGGTACGCCAACATTGTGAACAGCATTCGTGGTTCTTCTGCCAGCAGTGAACTTGGCGATATTCCCGTCTCGCAGGCGAGATAGGAAATTACCCAGTGTGCTGACTTGTCTCCAAAGGGACGATCACTGCGTCTGCGCTATCTCCCACTTCGAGTGCTTCAATCTCATCGCACCATGATTCAAAGTCCAACCCAGTTTTCTTCAACCGTTTCTCTGCATGCCATCCAAGGTATGCAAGATCAGTCAACGTGAGTTCGGCTTCAAACTTGGCAACACTGCGATTGTATTTATTTTCAAACGCAATGAAGTCAGGGAACGCAGCCATGATGGTGCGTTGCTTGCCATCTAATGCACTAGTCAAACTCAGTGCGATTTTCATTCTCTACCTCCGCAGGTAAGGGATTGGATTATTGAAATCAGCCGTTGGTGCCAGTCTTGGTAATTGCACCAGAGATTGGATACGTGATTGAGGCTGTAGCCAAGTCACCGATGGCACCAGATACGGGTGACCAGCTTGTAGGCAGAACATTAAATGCATACTGAGGCGACGTGGACGAAGCAGCAGCAGTGCCGTTTGGCTTCACTGTCATCGGTACAGCAGTACCAGCAGTGAACGCATCCCAGAACAACTTCTCAATCGTTGGATAGTCCTGAATCAATTCAAGCGTGACCGAGGAGTCGATCATTCCTTGGATTCTCGTCACGGCTGAAGACCCCATCGCCGAAGTCACAACTTCAGCAGCTGTCGTGGACAGAGTTATGGATGTGACATAACCACTGATGTCGGTGTTTGCAGTACCGAAGGTCACTGCGACGTTTGTGAGTACTTGCTTAGCCATGATGTCTGCTCCTGCCTATCGGCGTTTGAGTTGATGTCTGCTCGGCTGAGCCGATGCGATAACACTACACGCCACAAGCAACCTACGGCAAGGGGTCAGGCGTACACCGTGACAACGAAGTCAATCGCCAGATATGTTGCGTCGTTCGCTTCAAGGGTAGAGATGTTGTTCGCTGACTCAACAATCAAGTCCTGCACAACCCCACCCAAAGTCCGATCCGACTCAATCGCAGCCCTGATCGAATTGAAACCAGCATAAGACAAATACCCATCCAACAAAGTTTGTGCAGTACGCTCAGCCGAACGACCCACCACAACACTGACCGTGAACTTGTGAGTAATCAAACCCCCACCCATAGCCCCGTTGTACTGGATACTGTCCAGCAACGGCCAAGCGAACGGTGTGTTCACATTGTCAGGCTGGTAGGCGTAAGCGCGAAGACCTGCCACAGTTCCCAAGTTGGTTGCCAAACCAGTTTTGATCTGGGAGACGGTAGTGGCTGAACTCATGCGAATAGACGCATACGTCGGTACGGCTCGACGAGCTGTGCCACGTCAGGGTCAAGCGCACGGCTCACCCTTATCGCGCCCATATCGCCAAATCCGGCCACGCCGAGTGGACTATCGTATCTCTTAAAAAGTCTTGAAGCCTGAATGATTGTTGCCTGCGTTACCGGCTCAGGGACATACGGCCAACCGAAGTTTGCTGTCACCTTCACCAACGCTTGCGAACCATAGTTGGCATTCACAGTTGGGAACAGATAATCACCGACTGCACGAATCTTGTCATACGCCCAAGCGATGCCATCAAGATCACCGTTCAACGGTTCCAACTGCCAATCGGTTGAACTCCAAGTTGTATCAAAAACACCATCAGCATTCGTTGAAGTTTGCAAAGTGATTGCCGTACCTGAGATGTCATCTATCGAGCAGTAGAACGAATCCTCAGCTTGGAACACGCGAGCAGTTGCAGAACCCACAGCCCAGAACTTGCGGTTGCAAAAACCGTCAATGAGACGTGATGCAGCACCGGCACAGTTGTCAATCAGCGTGTCATCAATACTGTCTGAAATACTGATACGCAAAGCTGCTTTGATTTGTTCTTTCGTTGCGTAAGCATTGGTTGCCATAGGATTCCAATTCTAGTTGATGGACGCGGCTCCACGATACTGCGTACCTTCCAAACTGTAGTTGATAAACGGATTCAGCGAATAGACGTGGCATCCATACACATCCCACAACCGTTGCTTCATGTCTCGAAGGTGCTGTTCATACAACGCCCAATGTGAATCACCAGGCACATACCCATCAACCCTGTCACCACCACCAAGGGAACCACAATCAGCACCGACCAACACAATAAACTTCGCACCCATATACGCAGCCAAGTGCATCGCACCATGAATACTCGATGACCCGATGACCAGCGAGTTGTCGAGCGTCGGCCAGTCCTTGCCGGACGGATTAAACGATGTACCAGGACGACCAGTGGTGGTTGGGAACGTGACAATCTTCGGCATGAACCCTAAGAACTCTGCGTCGGTGCCATGCTCACGTTGAGGGGTGAACACAGCAACCGTCTGAGGTAACGCTGCTTCAGCAACAGAGTCAGCGTGATAGTGGCTGAACACGTAATACCTGCCCAACCCGAACACTGACCCACAGAAGTTTGTTGCCACACAAATCTTGTCATCAAAAAAACTTGGTGCCAGATAGTTCAATGTCGCACCAGACCCGAACACATACACAGTCTTGCAACAATGCACATCTCTAAAATCTTCTAATCCCACCCCAACTCCCTACGACGCTTCAAATCCCAATGCCCAGCGTCAGGCAAACCTGACTGCCAACGCAACTGATGCAACTCCTGATTCGATTGGAAACTCTTTGCATTCTTCTGAGCCAACGAAGGATCAGAACCAATCGTTGAAGAATTGTCGTGACCGATCCCAGCCTGCGAAACCTTCACCACAACATTGATCCGACGCGCACGATCCTCAAAATCGTTGTCCTCAAAATATGCAGGCACATAACATTCAGAGAACAGACCGACACGCTCAACCACACCAGCACCCACCCACGCACACGACCAAGGCTGAGCTGCACCAGTCAACGTGAGGTTGTTTGGTTCGCAGTCTTTGTAGAACGCTTCTAGTTGACCTGGTTCAAACCATGCGTCAGAGTTCAACAGAATCCAACCGTCTGCGTGAGGTGTGGCTTTGATACCAAGATTCCATGACGGTGCCACACCAAGGTTCGTTGGCATCCTCCACAGATACCAGTTCTGAACATGTTGCCAAGGCGCAGTCCAAGCCAACATGTCAGCGTCATACCCATCGCCATTGTCAATGATGATGAGCTGCTCGACGGGATAGTCCAGCGAGCGGATCGCCCGTTCTAGTAAGTCATACCTGTTCAGGACTGGGATGATGATGCACGGCACCATTCGGACAACCCTTTCATCACAGGCTTCCAATGAGCCTCCCAAACAGCATCAGCGTTGTATGCCTGTGCGAAGTCCACAGCCACCTGATCAACGCCCCTAGGAGCGTCGTAGGCGTGTCTCAGGGCATCCACAATGGAACCCACCTGTGGAGTGCAAAACCAAGAACGCTGAGCATTATCCCAAAACGGTTGGACTTCGACTGACCAACCACTTCCGACCAACTCCGGCTGAGCAGTGAAGTCCGAGACGATCACTCTGGTTCCGCAGGCTTGAGCCTCGATCACAGCCAAACCAAACCCTTCACCCATGCTTGCCGACAACAGCACGTCAGCTGCTGCGTACATGGATGCCAACGCTTGCTGAGGGAACCCAGTGCGATATGCGTACTGATCAACAATCTTGTATTGATCCTCACGAATCCCACACGCATGCAACAACGCGATCAGATTGATGCCACCCATCGCACCATCCTTCTCAGTGTGCAGATACAACAATGCGTCAGGTTTATCTTGCGCAAAGATACCGAACGCCAACAAGTTCTCAGCAAACGACTTACGAGACGGACTAGCACCCTTGTTCGCTGCGTTCATCATCACAACAAACTTGTCATCAGGAACATCACCCATCAACTGCCGACCAGTAAACTCCCTACCTCCATTCGCAAACTTGACATCAGGATTGAACACAGACTCAATGCCATGAGGAACATAGAAACATTCCACATCGGCATCATTCAGCATCTTCTCACCAAACCGAGACATCGCAATCGGTTTCACATTCGGACGCGCACACCATTCAACGACATCGGCTGG